AATGTTGATATGAAAGTTCTGAAGGGAAATGTTACTTCAGAGATTACAGAGGGAAATCTAAAAGCAGATATCCTCAAAGGAACAACCGATGTATTATCCGAAGGAAAGATAACAATTACAGGTAATTCAGGAACAGAGATTATATCTGATACTAAGATATCAGGAACACTTCATGTGACCAAAGCACAAACCAATGATTCAACAATACATGCAACAGGAGATATATCAACTTCTGCTGGAAATGCTCCAACACTTGCAACACATAAACACAAATCTACATCACAAGATACAGGTGCAGGAACAAATGCTGGTAAGAAGAAAGATACTTCGGAACCTAGCGGAAATGTATCCATAACCGATGCGTAAACTGTATAAATAGTATAATGGCAGACTTAAAATCACAAGGAAAAAATGTAGCAGCGAAAGAAGTCTATGCAGATTTAGACATGAACTTCAAGGCACACCCTATCACAGGTGATTTAACAATTAAGAAAGATTCAGATGCAATCAAACAGTCAATAAAGAATATCATGTTGACAAATTATTATGAAAGACCTTTCAAACCAAGTTTGGGTGGTGGATTTAGAGATTTATTGTTTGCACTTGATACAGAAAGAAGAGTCAAAAGGGCACAAAGAAAAATAAAGAAAACTATTGAAGACTTCGAACCAAGAGTTGGTGCAGTTTTTCCTCAATTTGTTATAAAAGGTAATGAGTTACATGTTACAATCAATTATAACATAAGAAACGGAATGCCGAATCAGGAAGTTAACATGACATTACAAAGGGCAAGATAATGGCAACTAAAAGTTCACAAATAAACATTACAGAATTAGATTTTGACGCAATCTCAGATAACCTTAAAGCATATCTTAAAGGGCAAGAAAAACTAAAAGATTATAACTTTGAGGGTTCAACAATGTCAACATTGATTGACTTACTTGCATATGCATCTCACATTGGTGCAGTCAATACTAATATCGCTGCTTCAGAGTTGTTCTTAGATTCTGCCCAAATCAGAAAGAATGTAGTATCTCGTGCAAAAGATTTAGGATTTACACCTGCATCAGAGAAATGTTCTTCTGCAATCATTGATGTTGCATTAAAGAATGTTACAAATGCAGACGGAACTTTCCCAACATTAGCAGAGATGACAATTCCAAGAGGACATGTTTTTCAAACAGTCTTTGATGGCACATCATACGATTTTGTAACTACAGACACAAACAAACCAACTCAAAACGGTTCAACATATAATTATACTGGTGTAGAGATATCACAAGGAACATATATGGTCGATTCTTTTGTGTATGATAGACAAATTAAGAATTCAAAGTTTGTATTATCAAATGAAAGAGTTGATAGAAGTAAATTATCAATCGTAGTTAACTCAGGTGGTGTTTCTGAAACTTATGCATTGTCAACAGACATTTCAACAATCACAACAACATCTAAAGTATATTATACACAAGAGAACGAAGAAGGATATTTAGAAGTTTATTTTGGTGATGGTGTATTAGGAAAAGAATTACTTGATGGTGATATTATAACTGCAACTTATATTGTTGTAGATGCAGACCACGCTGATGGTGCAAAAACATTCCAACAAATAACATCAGTAAATGGATTTACAGATTCAGTAGTTACAACTACAACACAGGCATCAGGTGGTGCAGAAAAAGAATCAATCGAATCAATCAAGTTTAAGGCAAATAAATTCTTTACATCACAAAATAGATTAGTTACATTGAATGACTACAAAGCAAAAGTGAGTGAATACTATCCAAACGCAGATGCAGTTGCAGTATGGGGTGGTGAAGACAACGACCCACCACAATATGGTAAAGTATTTCTTGCAATCAAACCTAAAAACTCAGACTATCTAACTGAAGTTGAGAAAGCAGAAGTTGTTAGAAAACTAAATGGTTTGAATATGGTTACTGTAAGACCAGAGATTATAAATCCAGAAATTATTAAGATTCTTATTACATCAACATTCAAATATAACAACAACTTTACAACATTATCAAAAGGAGAGTTAGAACAATTGGTCAATACAACAATTAATCAATACGATGATGATAATCTCTCAAACTTTGATGCAATTTTTAGACATTCTAATTTAGTTAAGTTAATTGATGAAACAGATACATCAATACTTTCTAATATTACAAACATAAGATTAAAGAAAGCAACAAACATAACTGTAAACAAGAAAATTGGTTATGTTAATGACTTCGGTAATGGATTATACAATCCTCATAGTGGTCATAATGCTCATTCAGGTGGAATAGTTTCTACAACAGGTTTTTATGTTTCAGGTGATTCTGTAAACATACAATATTTTGACGATGATGGAAAAGGTAATCTGAGAAGATACTATCTATCTGGTTCAACAAGAATTTACACGGATTCAACTGCAGGAGTAGTTGATTATTCTTCGGGTAAAATTACAATCAATGCATTGATGGTTACCTCAACAGTAAACACCAATACAACGATTGATTTCACGGTCATACCAGACAGCCAAGATGTGGTTGCAACCAGAGGTTCTCTAGTTGATATCTCGTCTGCTGATGTTACGGTCAAAGGTGAAATAGACACCATCGCAAGTGGTGAGAGTAGTGCTGGGGTTGGATTTAGTTCAACATCTAGTTCTACATATTAAGGTATTCATTATGAATAAAGTGGTCGCGAGTCCCGCGAGTAGTTTCCCATTAATTTGGATTATATAAGGAGAAAAAAATGGCAGATAAAAAAATATCAGCACTATCACCAGTAGCAGATTCAGCAATTGGAGCTGATGACCTACTACACATCGTTGACAATCCTGGTGGAACACCAGTCAACAAAAAAATGACTATTGGTCAGTTGTTTGAAAATGTCCCTACTCATATTGCAGTAGATGACATCGTAACACATACTGCTACTAGTTCAACATTGCAGAATCAATTTTGCAACATCATAGACGGAAGTGGTTTTTCAAGTAAAGTTGTTTTCGACCTAGGTTCAGGAACAAATACTGGACAATTGATGGTGTTAGTTGCTTCAGGCATGGGTTCAGGTGGTTCAGCAGCTATTACTGTAGCATCATGGGGTGCTTCAACAGATACTACTGAGCAAATCACACTTGATGCTCAAGGTGAAGGATGTGTATGCATGTGGAACGGTTCAAACTGGTTCGTTATTGCTAATAACGGTGCAACACTATCATAAGAGTAAAATAAATGTCTCACGAATCATTATCATCAGATAAAATAACACAAAGACTGCATACAATCTTACCAGAACATGTAAGAGAAGATGCACCAGCCTTTTCGGAATTTTTATCTGCATATTTTGAATTCTTAGAGAAAGAGGTTATAACTCTTAAATCACAAAGCGATTTAGACGGTATTGCTTTAGAAGACGGTCAAGGTGCTCTACTTGTAGAGGCTGCGACCGTCTCACCGTCACCAGATGAGAACACATCTAAAATCATAAACGAGTCATCACCGACAAATCCAAATGTAAGTGCGGAACCTCTTACAGTTGGAGAATATGTTTATGGTAAAACAAATGGTTCTATTGCAAGAATAGATGTTATTAATGAAGATACATTATATGTTTCTACTATTTCAGGAAATGGATTCTCTAAAGATGAAGTTATTGAAGGAAGAAACAGTCTGCAAACTGCAGTTGTTCAATCATATAAAGAAAACAGTATACTTGCAAACAATCGACTATTAGATTATTCTGATATCGACCATACAACAGAAGAATTCTTACAATACTTCCAAAAAGATTTCTTACCATCGATTGATTTATCAAAACTAAAAAACAAAAGATTAACAATCAAAAACATTTCTGATTTATATCAGAGAAAAGGAAGTGAAGAGTCAATCAAATTCTTAATGAGACTCTTATACGGTCAGGATGCAGAAGTTAGATATCCTGATAACGAAACAATCTATGTTTCTGAATCAGACTACAATGAAGAGAGAAGATTAGTTCTTCAAATGTCTACAGATAAAATTCCACAAGAAACAGATAGATTAACATATTACGATACAGACAACAAGACTATACTTGCAGAAGCAAATATAGAAAGATTAAATACACTTGCACCTGATATCTATTCATGCAGTATAACAAGAAATCACTACGGAACTTTTGTAGAGAATAAACAAGTAACAGTTTTAGATAGAGATGGTATTACAAGTTATACAGGAACAATTTTAGGTGTAAACACAGCAATCAATACTACGAGTGGTTCTTCTACTTACATTGCACACGATGATACTGGTGTAATCTTAGCAGAAGACGGTTCAGGTATTCTCATGGAGAAATCTACAATAGGTTCTCTATATGCAGTCAATGACAATATTAATTTCACAGGTGCTAAAGACGATGCAGGTGTTGTAGACTCAACTGCAAAAGTAGATGGTCTATCAGACGGACCTGTTAAAGAAATCATTATCGAACATGGTGGTATAAACTATGAGGCGGGTGATTTAGTAATCTTTGACGAAACAAACACAGGTGGTAATGGTGCAGAGGCAATCATTGGTGCAACTGGTGATAATATTGTATTGGAGAGTGCCACACTTTGGGGTCAATTTGAATTCATTGCAACTGCAGGACAAGCTTTATTTGGTGGTGCAGGTGTTAAAGATATCAATGGAAGATTTGTTTTCTTTAATGACCATACAGTTGAAGTCTACAAAGATGGAATATTACAAGTAGACCCAGGTGATGGTTCTGTTTATGTTGCCAAAAACGATAGAATTGTTTTTGCAGTTCCTTGTGTTGGTGGAGAAAAGATAGAACTTGTAACCGAATCAAACAAACTGTTATATGAAAATGAAGACCCTATTACACTTAATGCATACATTGATGGTGGTGGAAATACTATAACAGATGACGGAAGAATTAGAACAGTAAAAATTAAAAATGGTGGTGTAGGTTATACAAGTCCACCATCTATAAGTCCTGGTGGTTATTTATACTTTGATTCTGTAAGTGGTTTCTTAGTAGGAGAAACAGTAACAGGTACTATATCAAGTGCAACTGCAACAATTACTAGAATTGACAACAGAAATAATAGATTAATTGTAAGTAGAAGTCATACAGATACAGGTGTTTTTCAAAGTAACGAAGAAATAACAGGTTCACTTTCATTAACTGCAAAGATAAACAGAAAACAAGTTGTTGCATCAGGAACAGCTGCGAAATTACTTGCATACTCAGATGAGATTGGTGGTGCAGAATCAATAAACATTATTGGTCAAGGTTATAACTTTGATTCAGATGGTATTGTTG